CCTGAACAAATGCCGGGGCAACATCATTATGATTAGTAAGCGTTACATTAACGTAAGCAGAACCCTGAGCCACGCCCTTGACAACACCATTACTATCAACGGTAATAATGGACGATCCACCACCCTCGACGGCAAATGTGAAGTTAGAATTGTCCTTAAGCTGAGAAGCCATATTGTTTCCAAACACTGCATAGACCTTCAGAGTCTCAGTGCCATTTGCGGCAATCTCGATATCATTGTTCTCAACAGCGAGGGCAATGACGTTATCCTGCCACTGAGCACCGATAACTTCCTCGGTAATGGTTGCGTAATAAGAATCGGTCTCACAAGATGAATCACTTGCAGTTACCGCAAGAGCAGAACCAGAAAGTGAAACAGTAGCCGCAGACGAAGCGTTCATCGTCAAGTCTTGAGAACCGTCAAGCGCAAATCTTGGGATATCGACAATAAGTCTACCCACAGTAGAAGCACCCTCGGAAGACGGGTCGCCTGAGAACAAGTCAGTGATAATAACAACGTGAATTTCGTCCGGGACGAACTGAGCAGGAACAATGATAGAACGTGCATTTTCATCCTGATAGAAATACTTTACACAATATTTATCATTAACTTTTGCGCCAGTTGCCTCAATATAATAAGCACCTTCAGTGCCCTTAATTGTGCCAACAGTCCAGTCATTATCATCTGCACCAGGCTTCTGATACCAACCAATGAGCGCACCACTTACAGCAGTTGGAGTGGCAGTAATCGGAATTTGGTTAGCAGTTGCCACAGTTGAACCTTCCTCTTTAATAGAAAGACCACCTTGACGAACATTGACACCAAGAGTCATACCCATATAAGAAATATCAAACATGGCGTCGACCAAAGTGGCAGTCATAGAACTGTCATGGAAGTATCTTCCAAAAAGGGCGTTTCCACGTCCCGCTCTGATCTCTTCAGCTGTAACAGCAAAAGATATCGAGCTTTCCGTGAGTGTCTTAGCAACACCGATAAGGTTCTGTCCCTTAAAGAGTAGAGCCGTACCAGTGCCCGCAAGAAACTTCTTCATAGTTTTTCCTCCTTAAATTATTTTGTAAATGAAGCATATTTGCTACTAACTGAACCGTCCCCTTGTACAATGTCCGTAGGTTTTCGTCCCATAGATTTAGCGTATTGTTCAGTTGTAACAAAATATCCATCCATCTTATTTTTCTTCTTCTTGTAAATCCAATGCTCAATTTCATCACCCTTTCCGGCAAATAGAGCAATTTCGCGCGTCGTAGTAAATTCTACTTCACCGCACACCTCGTCAAACAGTATACTAAAAGAACGATATGTCATTTCTTCCAAATCTTTCTTTGATATCCCTGTATGAGCTGTAATAATTGCTTCTTTCCGTTCAAGAGAAATTTCTTCATAGGCTTTGCCCTTAAGTTCATCAACTTCGCGCATCGCCCGTTGAACATCAGGATTTACATACGAATCATCATACCGATAAAAATTCTGATACATGATAATTCGTGATATTTCGTCAAAATCTTTAGCATCGATTTTTATTTGTTTCTCTTCGTCATAAATATATACTTTACCATGTTCATCAGCATTAATCATCGCTTTTTTTAAGTCAAGACAAAGATTGATAATGTTAATAAACTGTTGAATATAAAATTTATCTTGAGGAAACATCACTTCAAACAAAAATTGCAAATATTTCATTTGAATATATTCAACTTTATTCAAAGCATTTTTATCAATTTTCAGTATTCCAACACTATGATAGAATACTGCAAAATCCTGTACATAGACAGGAAGGATATTTAAGGTATTACCATCTCTTAACTGATATGGAACAGGTTTATCATGAGCAAAATAGATTTCTTGGAGCACATTGATATCAATACTCACAAGATTCATCCTTTCCTGCGTCACCCATTAATGTTCCCATCTTTAATGTAATACCTGTAAATGTTTTAGAATTGCCTATAATACTATTAACGCCCATATAACGTGAGATATCATCATTAAACATCATTTTGCCAACACCACCAATAGTTATACCATTAAGGGTATCAAAAATAATGTTCGTAAACAAATCCGCACGTGACACGGGAATTCCATCATAATCAACAAGGCTCATTTGACCGCCATACAACCAATCAAAAGAATAAACAACAGATGATGTATACAAATCATTAGGTTGAACAATATAAGTATATATCTTTAGCAAACATTTAGATTCAGCCATACCATCTTCAATAAGATTTGTAAAAAATACTGAATAATCTTCTTGTTTGCCCGTCTTCCATACGTAATTCATCTTTTCACCCAAAGAAAGATTATCTTTACTTAAGGCGTCATATGAATTATACTTAATCATCTTCCATAAATTTTCTGCTTTGGGTGATAATGCCAAATATTCAAGAATTTTATAAGCCCCCATAGGGAGTTTGCTTAAACTATTGTACATTTAATCACCCCATCATACTTGTCACTTCAATGAATCGTTGTTTAATAAACGTGCTTTCTACTTTTAGTACAATCAAGACTTGTTTATTAATTTTTTGACCTGTTATACGGTATTTATTCTTATCCAACTTTTCAATTGATACGGCATCACTTTTTGACGACACATCAACTGCCAAAGTTTGAGCAATACCATTACGATAAGGTATCAACTCAACGTCAACACTTTCATATTGTCGCAAGGTCTTGAACTCAGGATTCATAGCAACCGACCATGTTTCCTTTGTTTCACCAATAGTTACTTCACAAATTGCATATACGTCAGGATTGCCCTTAAGCATACATTTAACTTGCGTTGTTGCACCTATTGTTGATTTTAGCGTCATGACGCAATTTTCATCAATAGAGACTACATCTTTATTGTATTCCCATACGACATCACGTTCAACTTCTGTACCGTTTAACATTACAGAATATGTCAATTGTGCAGTCTCCCCCGGCGCACCTTCAAAATCTTTCATATTAAGTTTGACAGAATAATCATAAACGCCATTATCAGCAATTTGATTAATCTTATCATCCCCATCATGAATTTCGTCAAGGTACATATCGAGGTAAATCAATGTAGCAATATTATACTGAGCCGTGTGGACAGACTTTTGAAACGACCATAGCTTGAAGGGTCTTCCGTCAAGCATATATCGTGTATTCAACGCACATAAACGTAAGGTTTCTTCATTGCCCTGTAGAATAACTGTAGCGTGATTATTTGGTGTATTGATATATCTTGATATCTGAACAGCGGGCGAACCCATATCATAATCAACGCAACAAGGAATAATTACCAATGCGCCGTTCAAAGGGTCAATGATTCTTAACTCGTTATCGCATCTACGAATACTCAAATCTCTTGGAATTCCATTGTATGGGCTATCATCGTTAACAAGCCAATAATCACCGTTATATTGGTAATACATACCTCTTACAATTTTATGGTTTATGTCACGAAACGCAAAATGCAAGAAGTCTCCTGAATTGCGTTGTGCTGTAACACTTGCCTCAGTTGCAGGATAAACCCATGCTTCTACTTCATGATACGTTGGTAATCCAATACCATCTTGTTCTAAAACTATTCCTTTATTTTCAGGTGTTTTAGCAGACGTATTGTCCCATTGCGCATCTTGCACTGCTTGTTGTAATTCACAATAATGGTCATTAGGCTGTTGTGTCATGCCTGTTGTGATACCTAAAGCAAATTGATTAAACGGCATTTATTCACCGCCTAACTCAATTAAATGAAACACCACAGATTTCACAGTTTCGTGTCCTGCGTTATCCTTCAATTCATATAATCCCTTTATTAGCGCATAAATTTCTTGCTTATCAAGCCCATAATATTTTACAAACAAACGATTAAGATACTTTAGATAAGAGTCTTTTTCAATCGTCCGCTTTTGGAAAGCGTCTTCCCATAGCCCAAGGATTTTATAAAATTCATCGGCGCATCTATTTTGACTCATAGCCCCACCTCATTAAAAAAATCCATAGCGTGCTGAGATAGATAATTATTGATTTGTCGTGAATTTTCTTCGCGAAGTTTATCAATAATGTTTTGCTTTTCTTTCATGTTTTGCGACGAAACTCCTTCAACCTTGAAACTCGATGGAACATTAAGTTTCTGAGCTATCTGCGTCCCGTCGTTAGTCTCTCTTTCCCACCAAGAAATTATAAAGAAATTCGCAAGAATTTTTATTTCTTGTATGGTTAAGTCTGAGACAAATTTACGCTCCACCGCGTCAAACGCAAGGGACTGTACACAATCCGTAAATTGCGGAATCGCGCTCAAAAGAAAACCATCGCACCATTTTTGAAAATCATCTATAGATTGATTATAAAGTTTAACCAACTTATAATCATTTATTGTCTGTAATGCGAGGTCTTCTATTGTATCAAAAGAGGTCATATTACCCCTCCTTATCCATCGTTTCTATTTCCATATAATTCTTGCCTGTAATCTTACCAAGCTCAACAAGAACATTGGCATCAAGTGCTTCACCGTTCAGCCGACCATTAACAATCATGTTTTCAATAATTGTTTTTTGTGCTTCGCTTGCGTTCTTATAAAGAACAAGAACCGAATTAGCGTCAAGCGAAAGAATTGTCTTCATCTTGACATCATCAATCATATTCTCATACGCATCTGAAAGGTCATTGTCTTCTACAAACTGTGCGTCTGTAATATAAAAAATTCCTTCACGAGCGGCATTGGGCATATTATTGACAATAGCAGTTGCTTCTGCTTCTGAAAAAGCACGCTTATCAAATTGCTTATCAAAATGGTAATAAGAATTACCCTTGACAGTAAGACCGCCAGCGAAAAGATTTATAATAGTAATACTCTTCTTCTTTTTAGGCGTAGGTTCTACAGCAACAGTCTGTGTGGACGCTTGCTGCGCCTTCATAAGCAAAGCAATTTGCGCCTTAAGTTCAGCAATTTCATTAGCCTGTTCAGCAATTCTTGAATCGGTCTCAGGCTTTTCTATAGTACTCGTAGCAGTGGTAGCAGTAGTGGTTTTCTTTGTAGTGGCAGTAGCCATTTTATTCTCCTTTTATTCCTTTTATTCAAAGGGGACGGGTTTCCCCATCCCCATTAGAGTGTTAATTATTCGTTGATAATATACTTACCAGCGTATGCAGCAGACGCGAAAGTAAACTTCCAATCCTTACGGATAGTAAAGTTCTGAGTAATATCAGCATTGTCGTAGAACTGGTTGCTATTGGTAAGAGTGTTGGAAACAGCACCCTTGATAACCTTATCTGCGCCGGGCGAGACAAGGTAAAGAGTATTGTTGTCAAGCTCAACACCAAAATCAGCACTGCCAGTAGGAATCTGCTTCAGCTCATAGAGGTCAAAGTTGTAGAAGTTAGCCATGATGCCAACAGAGCCATTAGCACCCGCAACATTCATACGATAACCTGCGATAGAATCAGGAAGAACCTTTGCAAGAGCAGCCTGAGTACCCATGATAACAGGTCTCATGCCAAAGTTGTAAGCCTCAAGACGCTGACCAAGCTCAATAAGGGTCTGAGCCTTGAATGCACCAGTCTCGATGAACTGGGTCGGATAAACACCTGCGTTAAGACCTGCGGCAAGAGCAGAAACAGCCTCTGCGGTCATTTCGCGCTCAATGGAAAGAACGGCAAGACGGACAAACTCTGCAATGTCTTCCTTACCTGCGAGAACACGGTACATATCGGAATAGACAGTAACGATTCTCTCCTCGGGCGCGACGATAAGATCACCCTTGAAGTTCTTCTGACGGAAAGTCGTGCGTTCGCCATGAGCTCCTTTGCTTACCGTGAAAAGGTTACGTGGAGTAATCTTATAGTGAACAGCATCACCATAAGCAACAAATCTCATATCAACAAAAGGACTAAGGGAATTAGTGATATAAGCAGGAAGAAGCGAATTGATAACCTGATCAATAAGCGCGAAAGCAGCCCACTTAACAGAGGGGTTAGCCATCCATGCATTGGGCGCATCTGCTCTCTTAACACCAGAAAGACGCTCAATCTCAGCAAAGAAGCCCTTGTTGATTTTCTCGCTCATCTCGGTGAGTGGGATAGAGGGAGTGCGAGTGGGGTCATTCTTGCAGTTGTAATACTCTTCAAAAGCGACGTAGAAATCTACATTATCGCCAGCAAATTTTCTAAGTTCTGCGTTCATATTTATGTCTCCTTTGTATATTTTTGTTTAGATTAGTTGCGCTCGCAACGAAGCACCCAAGTAGGAACAAGCTCTTGACCAACCGCGATGGAATGCTTACCAACGATGGTGAAGTATGCGCCTGAACCGGGAGCTTCAGTAAGAGCCTTGAGCTTACCATTAGTGTCAAGACCGACAACGGTAGCGTTAGAAACGGTATCGGGGTCGAGAGAAGTAGTAAAGCAGTTCTTATCAACCTCAATGTGGTCAACATGAGGATTCATATAAGCAAGGGACATGGGCTTGCCAGCCTTGTTGTAGAAATATCTGGGATCGTCATAAAGCTGAACCTCGAGCATATCAGTACCTGCCTCAGGGGTACGAACGACCCAGACAGAAGTAGAAGTTGCACTTGCCGCAGTAACCTTATACTCAAAACCATTGATATTCTTCTGAGTATCAACATTCATATCGCCAAGAACAACGAAAGTACCATTGTCCATATCAGTGGTAGCGATACCAACGAGCTTGTTGGAGTCGACATCCCACGCAGTAGCTCTAATTAGCGAGCAATAACCGTGATTATTAGCCATTTTATTTTTCTCCTTTAATTAAATTATTTTTACAGTCTGTCCCAAACGGATTCAGACTTCTTTTCAGTAACAACAGGAATGCTAAACTTGAACATTCCATCATCTGATTTACTAAGATTTCCCTTAGTCGCATCGAAGCAAGTAGCCTTGACCTTATTAACAAAAGCGTCAATATTTTCAAGGGTACAATTTTTACCTTCCTCACGGAAAGCATCAATCTGAGACTCAGAAGCAAAGCCCTTGATTTCACTAAGAGCGGCTTCTACTTTACAAGCAAGTTGCGACGCTTCCATGCAACGCTTATATTCTCTAAGTTCTGCAAGTTCGGTCTGGCACTGCTTAAGTTCCTCGTCCTTCTGCATAATAATATTGTCTCTTTCCTCAATATCTTTAGTCAGTTGGGCGCACTTAGCCTCAAAGTCTTCATGTTCCTCAGTGTCATGCTTGTCATCCTCGTCACAAGGACAATCCTCAGCCTTGACAACAGTCTCTTCCATTTCGGTTTCCTTAGTCTCATCAACCTTGGTTTCCTCTTCCATGTCAACTTTTTCAGTATCCTTCTCAGCCATCTTGGTTTCCTCCTTTCCGTCAGAATCATCAAGCCCGAGCTTTTTCTTGATTGCTTTAATCTTTTTCAAAACCTCAGTCTCGTTTTCTTTTTCTGCATAACCCTGTGCCGAAGCAAGAGCCTTGACAGAATATCGCCACTCGCCATCATACAATCCCATAACAGGATAGCCCAGTTTGGTTACTTCTCTATCTTCCCATCCGGGTTCAAGGCGCAAACAAACTTTCGGGGCGAGGGTTTTATAATTCTTTTCTTTTACTAAATCTTGCTTAGCTTTATCACCGTCCCATTCGCCCTTATAAATTGCATTTTTAGAAGTATTGATGGGATGTGATACATATTGTTCAGCCATAGATTTCTTTCTATTTTCTACAAATTTTTCAAGATCGGAAAGGATTGAATTTTCTGAAAAATAAGCGTTTGCTTCTTCCTCGGAAAATCTAACCATAGTAATATCAGCATCGGGACATGAGCCATTGATCCGATGACCTAAACAACATAAACCCATCAAGTCAAAGGAAATAACTTTGCCTTCATCAGCGTCATCTTCTGTAATAACCGTCATTTCAACACTGGAGTTGCGTAAATTGTCTCCTTCAAAGATAGCATTAAAATCCTTGCCGTAAATCTTACTCACTACAGCATAAGCATACGCCTTGGTAAAGCCGTCTTCTTCCACAAATTCAATCTTTTGGTCACGGGGAAATACACCATAGACTTGTTCATCTTCTTCGTGGCTCATGCTGTCACCATTTTGTATTTTAGCAACAAGAAAACCACCAAGAATAGTAGACGCATACTTTCTGAGCGTTGCGTCATCTATATCAAGATGATGACTGTTCGGGCGAGTCGATAAGAAACAAGTTTTGAATACAGAAAACTTATGCTCAGGATAATTTTTTGTCCATTCAGGTACTTCAACAGCTTCTTCAACTTGAAACGATACTTTTCTTTCCATCATTCATCCTCCTTTCCAATAGTTTCATTAAGATATTTCATAAACTTTTTGCTTTTCTTAAAATAGACCGTTCCATCCTCGTCTTTATACATGGGTGGAAATCCTTTTTGATGAAGTTTTGTAATTAGCCAATCTTCATCGCAAGCAAAAAATTTAGAAACATCATTTGGTGTGCCAAGTATTAACATAATTAAACAATCTCTGTAGCAGTAACAGTTCCGTCATCAGTAACGGTAATCTTAAACTTTTTGGTCGAGCTTGGAGTGGATGATGCAAGAATAATCTCCTTGTCGGTCAGTCCAACAACGCCAAGCGTATTGTCCTTAAAGGTAAGAGTTGAATCAACTTCAAATCCACCGCATGGAATTTTCGCCATATTAATAAGCCTCCTTTAATATCCAAAAGTCCTTTATATCGTGGTCATATGCCGCGATATCGTTGCCATAGACTCCGATCTTGTCTTCAAGCAATATGGTTTGCGTTACATATTCATTAACCTTTTTAAGAATATCGAGCATATCGGCATAAACTTGAAGATCGTTGTTATTGTATGCAATTTTGCATACACCCATAGTAAGCGTCTGAAAATCTATTGTTCGCTTGTTAATTTCACGAATACATTCTGAAACTGTAGAATAATCTTCATCACCTCTTGGCGTTTCGCCATAAATGACGGAAATATTATATGCCTCAAGGCATTTCTCTCCGGCTGTATCGCTTAAGTTGGGATATGCGTGAGCAAGCCCATGATGTACTAAATCTGCCAGTTGATTCATAGCAAATTTAACTCCCAACACTGATACTGCACGGTCAAGAAAACGATTCATCGCAAAGCACTGTTTGACGAATTCCATTAACGCTTCTTGCGTAGATTTTGAAACTAAATTATCCATTATTCATTATCCCTCGATATTTCAGCTGAATCAGAAATTTCAGTATCATCCATTGCTGGTCTACCGTTTTCTTTATCGCCTGAGTTTGCCGTATTTACGTTAACCATCATGGTGCTGTACTTATCAATCCATCCTGTCCATTTACTTTCTTGAAGCATCTTTTCAAATACCACAGGATGATAACCCATGACGGACGCAAATTCAGTCATCGGCAATACTATTCCCTTATCAGCAATTTTCATAAGATTCTCAAATCTTGCGCTACGTTCGTATCGGTAATTTGAGCCATTAAACGTGAACTTAAAATGATATTTTTTAGTAATTTTATTTACATAGAAGTCAAGGAAATTATTGAACTGCGCATAAAGGGGCTTCATAATACAATAAACCTCATTTAGCGCCGCTTCAACTTCGGCATTACTCATTCTGTCTGTAGAATAAATAATACGGCTAATACTTGTACCAGTACCCACGGATGTACCAACTTGGGTCTTGTACATATCAGTATTATAATCTTGGAACTGGAAGAATTTGTTATCTTCTGTGGGCATTGCGCCAACCTTGACAAGGTTATTGCCCATACCCTGCTTAACAAGTGAAAGCAACTGAGCAAGCAACTTAAGGTTAATTGCGAACTGGTCTTTTTGCTCACCCGATTTTGCACCATCGTAAGTCTTAATACCACCAACAAGAATACCATATGCTGAAATCAAATCCTTATTGTACTGCAAGGACTCTACTTCATTGTTTCGCATAATATTTTTAATAAAAGGTGCAAGAAATGGTGTAGGATTAAAGTTTGATGTATCAAATCGAAAAGCCCACGCTCCATCATTCGGTGAAACATCAGCCCACAGCGCATATTGTCCCGTCCGTTTATCAAGTGGTGCAGACGGCACATAATCAATGCTCATATCCTGTGTAGTTCTGATATAAGTCTCTTTCAATGATGGGTCAAATGTATTTATATCAACACCCGGTTGCATAAAATACATCATATTCATTGAAAACAACAAACCCTTTTCCCAATAGCCAGTAATCAAACATTCTTTTTGGGGTAAGATTTGTAGCGCATAACGCATCTTCTTGCCATTGCCCGGCTTGGTCTTTCTGAACCATGTAAAATACTGCTCTGACCTAAGTAGATTCAGAACAACATTATAAAATTCCTTTTTGTAATCAAAATTAAGGAGGAAATGTTCCACTCTACGCTTGTCGGCAAGATACTCTTTGCTTTCATAATCTTCCTTGGTATAAGCATCAGTACAAACATACGACAAATCAAATGATAATGCGTTTGCATAAGAATAAAGCGTCCGCTTGAATATCATATCAAACTGTGACGCGAATTCTGTGTACATAGCAAGATTTTCAGGTGATTTGTTGAAATCTGCTAACGCCTCTTTAATCTGCTCGGTTGATGGTACGCCTTTGGTTGTGTTAAGGCTTTGTAAAAGTTGATTGCTTAAAAATGGTGAATAAAAATTGTTACCGGGATAAGCGTAAGCAAGCCCTGCCGCAAATTTGGTTATATCTTCCAACTGTTCAGTTGAAAGTTTTTCTATCGTCTCTTCCATGTTTCCTCCTTTCTTAATTTATTAAATTATTAAAATACAAGCTCCAAATCGTCAATGTCAAAATCATCTTTTTCTTGGAGTTGTTTATTCCATGCGTTTTCTATCTTGTCAAAAATATAGTTGACATAAGACAAAACAACAACACGGTCTTTTGTTTTATTGCGGTCTTCCTTAAGAACAATTTTATCTTGCTTTATCTCAATATTCAGCTTAACCGCCTCTTGAATTAACAAGTCTGTTTCACCATAAGGCGCAAGAACTTCTGCCAATTCTTCAGATGATAACTTAAAATATTCACCAGTATCCTCGAGTATTTCTTGCTTGTTTTGAAGCGAAGTTAAAAACTTGATATTGCCCAGTTCAAGTTGATGGCGTAAAGACATCCAACAATTTGAGTTTATATCCGTGCCACCAATTATCCCAATAATACATGGTATTGCATGAGGGTCAACGGTACGATGAATAAGGTCATCAATCTTGCCTTGTGAAATCACCTGATAATCCATCTTATCAGAAACTGTTAAGCCATGTGCATCCCATGAATACCCACGCTTTTCATGTTCGCGATATTCTGTCATGATATTATAAATGGTTTCGCCACCTGAACGTAAGTCGGGCACGATGTAATCTGCATCAAAGTCTTGACGAAGTTCTCTTACGCGCCATGCCGCACCTGTGGAATCGGATGCTTCCCATTGCTCAATGTATTCAAGTCTGCGCTCAAAATGGTTATCTTTCCAAATGCCTGAAAAACATTCAATAATAGTATTATCGTTATCAACTCCAGTCTTGCCTGTTTTGTTAGCGAACGCAAAGTCAACGCCAATAATACGAACTTCATTCATTGAATCTTTAGGTCGGAAGGTAGGCTTAGAACCTGTAAATACTTGCATATCTGTAGGTGGAACAAAGGCATCTTCAATTTCTTGGTTATCAACAAATTGCTTAAGGTTAAAGAAAGAATCTTCCAGCAGACCCTGTGTCTCATTCATGATCTCCATTCGGAAATCCGAATCACTCATTTGCCGTTTAGCTTTGCGATAATCCGACCATGTGCGCGAACCGTCCCAAATTGCTGTAAAAATATCTTCAGCAACAGTAACATATCGTTCATGCGTCTGCGAATATTGTAAAACAACCGCTTTTCTAAATGCTCTTATAAACCATTCCCATTCATAACGTGTCGAGGTTATATAAACGCTTTTGGCGGTTTCTATCCAGCGTGATGTTTGATACTCTTTAAGAGATAAGTATGGAGTAGGACGATTATGCCCCATCGGTTCAAAGACAGAATCTATAAGATTCTTTTTAAGCCTTCGCGCCTCTTCATAAATCGTAAATGTTGAACGAATACCACGTGCTGATTCAGCACAAACCGCAACGATTAATGTCGCGCCATTAAGTTTATTTTCAATAACGTAAGCATATCCATCTTCACTTGTGCCTTTTCTAATAGTTAGATATTCATGCTCATACATCCATCTGAGATAAGGCGACATTTTACAAATGAGCTCTTTTTTGATTTTTTGCTCAACTATACGCGATGCCTGACCAACTGTTTCAGAGGTTATAACGATTTCTGCATAAGGATACAAAGTAAGAGCACACAACGCACCCGCGCCCGCAAGGAAACTTTTACTGCCTCCACGCGTGGTTATATCCCAGTACGTATCCGCTACTCCCATCATATGAAGTTTGAACAACTGTACCGGATATAATTTCCATTCAAACAATTCTTGCGCCAAAATATCCCAATTGCGGCGATATCTTGTAATCCACTTTTTTGCGTTCTTCGCAGAATCTGTTTGCGTCCAATCAAGATTGGCATTTTTTGCCAGTTGTAATTCTTGCTGAACGGCTTTCTGTCTAAAGAATCTATTAGGTGTGCTCATTGCTCATCCTTCGGAATCGGAGGATAATTCTTACTACCCTTTATAAAATTCTCCATTGACCGCATTATCTCTTTATACATAGCTTCATATCCTGCTATGTCACGATAAGCGCTTTCATCTTCAATCTCTGCCGGTTCTGTCTGCTCAAATTTCCATGCCATACGGTCAATAAACTTATCTATTTCTGACCGCTCATTTGACTTAAAATTATCAATCTTAAGTAGTTTCATCCACTTAAGGATTTCATCCGTAATAGCCTTGGTGTCCTCGCCACGCTCATTAGCTTGCTTGAGCCTTAAGTCAGCTTTGCAAAGATTTCTATAGACTTTTATCCCTGCTTCGTCTATACCTTCTATGCCGTCAATATAATCATGCAACTCACCTTCAAGCCATTCCCAATCTGACGGCGGGTAATCACCCCAATTATGACGAAGTAAACGTTTATCAGCTTCGCTTAGTGAATCATCATCGACAATTACCACGTCTTTATCGTCAGTATTAGATTTAATCACGCTCTTCATACTAAGATATTCCTCCATCGGGGTATCACCATCAAGAGCATCTTTGAACTGTGCATTAGAATTGGCTAAAAGCGTCATATACGCGCCAACAGGACTTGCGTCCTTATCACTTATCTTATCATCTACTTCACGCCCCAATTCCTTATAAAACGGAATGTTAGCTTGGAACAACGTACACCAAAGTGCCGCCAATCTGCCATTACGGGGTTTCATAGATAATATTTTATCAGCGAAAGATTTGTAACGTTTATCAAGACACTTTTTACATATGGGAATATATTCTCCACTATTGATAGGCGAGGCATAAAATTTATTTTTTGATAAAATTTCTCCACAATCAGCACATACCTTTTGGGAGACTTTACTAAATTCTGCCATCCTTTAATTCCTTTTTAATTCATAAAAACGACGCGCCGGTTTGTGCATTCTTTCGCCAATAAGCAAAAGACTAAGCATGGCGCGTCTGTAAACTGCGATTTGCTTTAGACAAACCAACAGTAGATATGTCTGTACTCTACGTCATCACGCGAGCCTTGGACGAATCATCTCCTTTCGTTAATTTATGCTTCTGTTGATTGTAACAAGTGGATAAATTGACAAGTTGATGACCTCTCTTTCTGTCGGAAGTATCTATATAAACCTCGATTATCCGAGGACTTTATTAAGGTATATGTCCCTTGACCAAGTTTCACCTTCTTGCTCGTTATAATAAGCCAAATGACAACTTGGTAAAGAACCTTTTCGTAAACTATTGCTATATGGGTCAATACCCATGATTGAACCAACACGATGAATCTTTACATCACCATTATCAAAAGCGCCTAAACTTTTGGTGTCGGTTGAATGCAAATGTCCGCAATACATAGCTTCAACAAACATACCTTGAACATCAGAAAAATATCGATATGTGTTAATTGCTGATTTAGTTCCGTGCTCAAGTAAAATATTATGCTGTGCTATGGTGGAAATTCGTGCAGGAACGCAATTATGCACAGTCACACGATTATTATTAGCAAGACGCAACTGAACATATTTAGCAATCAGCTTGCCAAAATTTTCCTCGGGATTGTATGCTTTTTGCTGAAGCATACGAATTTCATCATGGTTGCCTGAAATCATATCGACCATGATGAATATTCCTAATTCACGCGATAGCTTATCAAGCCATTCAGCAAAAAATTCGGAAAACTTAATTACCGTATCAACGACCGGCTCTTTTAACTTGGCAAGACTTGACATTCTTAAACAATTCTCGACCATATCGCCTAATATTCCTATATTAAGAATATTTGCGTTGCGGTCATAATTTTTAATCAGCCAATCGGCAATATATTCAAATCTTGCCCGCATAATATCGAAATTGTAGGCGTTAATAACCATGCCGTCAGCACCAACAATCTCAAAATCTGCCCCTGCATGAATATCGCTTATAAGCAACAATCCCTCATCAGCACAATCCATTTGCGCATTAAACGCTTCAACACAGTCAACAACAACAGGCTCAAATGGCTTAAGACGCTCAATTGCATCTACAACCTTTTCGCTCAACATATCCTGTCGAGCATCATGTCGTAAATTGGCGTTATATTCAAGATTGGCTGTCTGTACCTTTATCTTTTCCTTCTTGATTTCTTCAAGAATTTGCTCAAGATTTTCTTTTTCTTCTGAAGGTGCACCATCCTTGACAAGTGTATGATACTGTTCAAGGAACATTTTGAATAAATTTGAGCATCTGCGTAACGTTTCAGGTGAATACACCTCACCATCACCCGCCACAATTTCTGCCCATTCCTTTATAGATATATCGCCAACGGAAAGGGCTTGTGTTGCCCTTTCCATATAAGCAATTATCGTCTCGTTTTCATTTCTTTGCATTGGTTATCCCTTTGCCGCGATTTCTTCAATCTTGTTCTTTTTAACCCAAGCCTCGATCTGGATTCTCAGCCATTCATCAAGACCGCCACAATACTTGTCGATATATTTCTTCATCGAATCGCTCATGCCATTCAGTGCGGCAGTCTTAGCCATGTTAAATGCTTTGGCTTGCGCCTCCTTATCAAAGTTTCCGCTTTCCTTAAGACTGTCAACAAATGTCTGTGACACCATTATAACGATATCGCCAATGTTATCAATCATCTGTTGAACCTCTGCATTCTTAATTTCGGCAGTTTTAGTTCGAATAAGTTGAACGCCAAATCTAACAACAATCATTAACGCACAGGTAATTAGCGTATACAGAACTTCATTCAACGTAATTTCCATTGGACTCATCTCCCATATAATTTTCTATTCCGCTATCTTGCGGAACATTTGTATTAATTGTTATGCCTTCTTGTTTTTCTAACTCAGCCTTAAGCAGGGCAATCTTAAACGTATCAGTTGCTTTAGCACGCCAACAATATAAGCCAAATGAAGCAGTTAATATCGCGCCAATTTCACCGCCTATATAAGCCAAGGGCGCAAGGTCGTTTTGACGGTGCATCTCATAACAGCACCAAATAAGAAACGCAACGCAAATAATTACAACCGTCCATCCCATAACTTTACTCGTCGGCGGGAGTTTCTTTTCTATTTCGCTTTTGGTAGTTTTGGGCATATTTGTTAATCATCTCCGTGATATCATATTCAGCTTGCTTACGCTTTTCGTCAGACATGGTATCAACCTTTTCACGAGCAATCTGTCGGGCGATACGCTTCTTGTCAGCTTCAGATATCCTATTTTCTCTGGCACGTCTGCGTCCACCTTTGGACACGATGGTTTCGTTCACATCATCGATAAATCCATCAGTCGGAGTGAATACAGGAACATAATGTTCAGGAATATTATAAATCACCTGTTCGCCGTCTTCCATAGCGACCTGAGTACTTCCTTTAACAGTCTTGAGCTTAAATGTGCCAAGTCTCGGGAATTTGCATTCACCGTCGTAATAAATTTGCCGTATAATTACCTCGGCGATAGAATCAATGTATCGCTTTGCGGTGTTTGGGTCTTTAATATTTGCCCAAACTGCAACCGCCTTATAAAATTCATTGTCTGTCATACGGCACATACCCGATATTTACTTCTTCGTTTTTACGAATGAACTCATCTATCCATTCTTCGTCCTTGCCATAATATGGCGACTTTTCACCATAAAGCTCAATCGACCGCTGAATGTATTCTCTAAGCGGCAAACCACCATATGCAGTCGCCCTCTTTAATGCAGACTTAAAATTTGACAGTGGTCTAAAAAACGCTCCAAGGAATCCCTTTGTTGGAAGCACTACCATGCGCTTGCCCATAAGTGTTGAATAGGCTTCACGCTCAGGCAGTGGTGGATAATCCCGAAACGTGAGCGTTCCTACGTTCGCTATCCTAACTTCACATCCATGCGTAAGCGTTTCATAAACAATCTGCTCATAAGCCTCCTTGAACTTCGTACAAGTGTGCTCATCAAGCCCAGTCAGCTTAGACAGCATCTTCACAAAATCTGCGCTCGAAAGAGTGGGAAACTTGTGAGGATTACCCGCCTTCTTTTTCTTCTTTTCCTTAGTAGTATTTATATTCTCGTTTTGTTCCATTTTAATTCCTTTTATCCTTTCTGGGAATTATGTTCCCTAATGGGGGGTGAATTTGTTATATCGTACTTTGTTGATTTATCAACAATTCGTGGGTTTAATTAACATTATCAGTACAAAGTTTTTAGCAATTACACCACTTTTCAAACATCATATCACGATTATTTTCATCATAGCATTTTTCAGAACAGAACAGTTGTTCTGAACCACCGTGGCTTAAATCAGGTGTAAATCGTTTTCCACATATTGGGCAAATCTTACCCAACTTAGGTGTATTCACTTTAAGATTCTCAACAATCTCTGCGCCGAAGCACGACCACAGCAACTTCTTTTGACTATTCGTCTTAACCGTGTACATATACGCAACAAGCGAATTTGTAACATAGTCAACATTATAACCTGTGGCAAGAATCTTATCACGGATGAACTTGGTAGCATAAGCATCGTCATCATCAACGTTATCGTTCTCTTCGTTAAACTCTGCTTGATGTGCATTCCAGTAATTATACGCTTGAATCACCGGATGGTCTTCTTGTACAGTATAATCCACCCCTTCCTTCATCAGCATACGGTAATCAAATTTGCCTACAGTCTTGCAATATTTAATCTTGACCGCTTCAATGTCATCACCATTCTTATCCTTACGCATTGACCATCCGTTGACGTGTTCTGGCAGACGATTCATGAAAGATTGGTTAGGAGGCTCAACTTGCTCATTGGTTTTATCCTTGGCG